TTCGAGGTACGCGATGGCCCGCCGCTCGAGCACGTCCGCGCTCTGTGGGCGCGACGCCGTCGGCGCGGCGGCCGTCTTCTTCTTCGGCCTGGGCTTCGGAACGCCGTTCGGGTAGCGCTTCTCGACCACTGCCTTGTAGAGCGCCTCGACGCAGGCTTCGAGCATTGGGCCGGGTACGCGCGCCGGTTCGCCGGTCAAGACCGAGTACTGCTCGCCTTCGGGGTGGACGCTTGGGCCGACGACGGTCTGGCCGCCCGTGCTCCGCAGCTCGACGATCATCTTGTTCGTCACGGGATCGCGGAACTGCCTCGTCTTCGGGACCTCAGCGTAATACCACCAGTGCGAATCGACCGCGCTGGGCCGGCCCGTCTTCGCCGGCGTCGGCGGCAAGAACTGCGGACCCAGTTCGAGGGCCTCTTCGCAGTCGAGGTCCCCGTCGACCAGGCCGCCGCTGGGTTCGCCGAGGATCAGCCCGATGTTGCAGCCGTTGCTGAAGTGCGCCGGGAGTTCGGCCTCGGTGAGGCGGAGCTTCTCCCAGTCGTCGAAGACGGGGGACTTCGTCCCCCTCGGCATGGGCACCGGCATCCAGCCGCGTCGGAGGTATTCCTTGGCGTGGTCGAGCAGCGTCATCTGGTCTCCTGCTCGAGGAACGCTGCCAGGACAGGCAGGCCCTCTTCAACTGCCGCTGCTGCCTGCTCGCCGTCTGTGCCCTGGAGCGCGGCGACGATCTCTTCTGCGGCATCCAGGGTTCGATGCCGCAGCGTGGGGTCCCAACCGCAGTGCGAACAGGGGTGCGTGCCCCTTTCGTCCGGCGGTTCACGGGTTACGTGATGGCATGCGGGACATTTCATCTTGCAGCTCCCTTCTTGCGTCGGTGCCGGTCGGCGCGCCAAGCGCAGCAAGGCGCCCCCGAGCGAAAAGATCCTCCTGGACCGATCCCCACCGGACAGCAACCACTGCAGCCACGCCGCCGGCGATGAACAGCTTGCCGTGCATCCGCCAGAGCTCGGCCCGCAGCTCGGGCCACGCCTCGAACCCGTCGTCGCGGGCCAGGGCGTCCAGGCTGATGCCGCACCGGCGGGACGGAGCGATCAGGAAGTCGTCTGGCACACAGCGCCTGGGCGGCTTCGGCAGCAGAGGGATGAGATCGACGCACCGCGCCTCGGCGATCCTGGTGCAGTCCCGTGTCCGCTGCTTCCAGTAGAGGTAGAGCGGGCACCCGATGTCGAAGCGGCACGGCTTGCCGGTCCGCACGATCCGGAACGTGTTCACCTTCGACCCTTCCAGGATCGCTGGCACCAGGCGCGGGATGCTGAAGCTCAACGCGGGCATACCAACTCCCGTGTGATTGCCTCGAACAAGGCGTCCGGATCTCCGGCGCCGGACAGCCGGCGGCCGTCAATCGCTACGGCCGGCAGCAGGTCGGGCGCGCCGTACCACGCCCAGGCGGCCAGGCCGTCGGCGGTCTCCGTGTCGTGCTCGACGAACTCGACGCCGGCCTCTGACAGCTTCCGCCTCAGCTCTTGGCACCCGCCGCAGAGCCGGCGCGTGAGGATCTCAACCTTCAAGCCGCTCGATCTCCCTGCCGATGTACCAGCGTGCCTTCTTCAGATCCTCGACCGCGTCGCCCTTCAGGCCGGCGCGCCAGATGTATTTCAGAGCGTTGCCGAGGCAGAAGTTCATGTGCTCGGCGATGTCGATGCACTCAACGCCAGACGGGTGCGAGGTGTAGTGCTTCGGGTGGTTGATGGCGTCGTCGGTCTTCACACTTGCCTCGCTCGCCCAAGCCCCCGCCGCGCCCGGAACGCGTCGTCGCGGCGCCGCTCATGTGAGCCAGTCGGACCGTAGAATCGCGCCCGCGCCGCGCGCACGCGCAGGGTGTGCTCCCTCGGCCAGAACCGGCTCGTGCAGTGCGTCGGATGATCGACCGGGTCGCTCACAGCTTGACCTTTCCGTCACACATGGGTTGCCCGTTCCATTTCGGGGAGCTGCTCGGTGTCTCGCGCAAGCCCTGGTTCGCCGCTCCGCACGTCGCGCACATGCGATTGGCGAAGCCCGCCGAGCCGAACGAGTCGCCGCATTTCAGGCACTTCCGTCGCACCACGCGCCCGTGCAGACCGTTGGCCCGGGCGTAGAGCTGGTCGATCTTGATGACGAGCTCGTTGGCCTCTGAGCTGAGTGCCTCGGCCCGCTCGTACACCAGGTCAATTCGCTTCTGGAGCCGATTGCTCCTGACGCAGAGCCTGTCGGCCCGCGCTCGCAGCTTCCTGGCTTTTGCTGCTCTTGCCTTATCTTCTCTCGTCATTCGACCTCTCCTAGAACGGGATGTCGTCGTCATCGATCCACGCCGCCACGGGCTCGGCCCGCGGCTCAACTTCGTCCTCGTCCCATCCGGGCATCCTGGGCTTCGGGCCGAGCGTATAGCCGACGATGCGCGGGTACTTCTCGCCGGAGACATGGCGGACCTTGATCGCGGCCGTCTTGGCGAGGGCGCCAGCTTGGGCGATCTCGACCGCCTCGTCGGCGTCATCTGGACACGGCTCATCGGACCGCTCGCGCCACCACGATTCCGCCTTGTGCCGCGCCCAGCCCGTGTGCTCGACGCAGACCCATTCCGAAAACCAGGTCTGGAGCCCGACCTGATAGTCGACGCGCATCGTTCTAGGGTGATCGGGCGGGGCGTCGCGTTTCACATGCACGGCATAGGTGACGCCCTCGACCTCGTAGTCGAGGACCGTCACTTCGCCCGACAGCACGCTCTCGGTGCTGGCCTTGGCCTCGTGCTTCTGTCGTTCCGGCGGCGGGAACTCGTAGCCGCACTCGGGGCAGGCCGCGTAGCCAGCGGCGACCACCGCGTGGCATTCCGGGCATTCCTTGGCGGGCGCTTCGCCATCGCCCTTGCCGTTCGGCTCCCGAATCTTGATCTGGTCCACCGGCCCGTGGCGCAGGATGTTGCCGGCGAAGTCGAGGATCAGTGCGTCGGTTTTGCCAGGGTGAAGCCGGAAACTCCTCCCGACCATCTGGTAATAAAGTCCTGGCGACATCGTCGGACGCAGCAGCGCCACGCAGTCGATGTTGGGCGCGTCGAAGCCGGTAGTTAAAACGCTGACGTTGGCCAGGTATTTGAGCGGGCCGCTGTCACTGAAGAGGCCCGCCTGGCCGTTGCCTCGGAACCGCGCCAGCAGGTGGTCGCGCTCGTTCGCCGGCGTCAGGCCGCAGACGAAGCCGCACTCGACGCCGTGCTGAGCCTCAAGAATCGCCTTGACGTGGCGCCCATGCTTGATGCCCGACGCGAAGATGAGGATGGACTTGCGGTCCTTCGTATGCTCGATCAGTTCGGCGCAGGCGGCCCGGACGAGCTCGTCATCGTCCATCAGATCTTCGACCTCGTTGGCGATGTACTCACCGCCGCGCACATGCAGGCCGGACGTGTCCGCCCTAGCAATCCCGGCCTTCGTCTTGAGCGGGCAGAGGTAGCCGTCGCGGATCAGTTCCCTAACACCGATCTCGTAGCAGATCGCGTTCAGGAAGTGGTCGGGCCTGCAGATGTACCCGCTCGTCATCCGGAACGGCGTGGCAGTCAAGCCGATCGTGCGCAGGTGTGGATTGACCATGTGCGCGTCGGCCAAGAACCGCCTGTACATTCCTTCACCGTCCAGAGGTATGAGGTGCGCTTCGTCGATGAGGACGAGATCGAAGCGGTCGAGTTCCGCCGCCCGACGGTAGACCGACTGGATGCCGGCAACGATGACGCCGTGCTCGGTATCGCGGCGCTTGAGGCCGGCGGAATAGACGCCGACATCGAGCTTCGGCGCGACCTTGCGGATGTGGTCGGCCGTCTGCGCCAACAATTCCTTCACGTGGGCCAGGACGATGACTCGGCCGCCCCAACGGTTCACGGCGTCGGCGCAGATGGTCGCCAGCAACAGGCTCTTGCCCGCCCCGGTAGGGAGTACCGCGCATGGGCTGTCGTTCCGCTCGCGCAGGTGCCGGTACACGGCGTCGACGGCGTCACGCTGATACTGGCGGAGTTCCATTCGCGTCACCTAGTGGTCGAGAAGCTCAGCAGGTCGTCACGCCGGCGGCATTCGTCCCGCCGTTGCGCGAATTGGTGGTACACCCGGATCGCCCTGGCCGTCTGCCGTTTCGCCCGCCGCTCGCACCGCGGACAGCGCGGGCAACTCGGGCTATGGATGCCGATCAGGCGGTCGGCCAGACTGGCCTCCATCTTGAAGAGCGTTCTGCAGCGCTTGCAGCGCACGCGCCGTTGTCTTGATTTCATCGGGCGGGTCCTTTCCGCGAGCGTCGCTTCGGCCAGAACGCGGCTTCCAGCGGGTCCGGCTGCCCGCGTAGCAGCCGCAGGCAGGCGTAGCAACGTCCGAGCCGTCTCTTGGCGATGGCGCT